AAACTTTTCTATGAGTAAGATATCATTATTAGTAAGATCTTCATATACATACTGATTATTAAAATTTAAAACAACCTTTCTGTATAGATTTACTTCTGGTTCATAATTAAGATATGAATAACTAAAACCTAAGAATGGTATACTCTTAAGGTTATAGGTAGTGCCGTTAAGTTTTATTTTTATTTCGTTTTGGGATATAACAATCATTATTAAGTCCTATTAAACGTATTTGTACCAAATGTCACCATCATTACCACCAGTAGGATTTCCAGTTGATACTGTTCTTACACCAAAGCCATTACTTGTTGTAACCAATGTTACATAAGATGAATTGACAGAAATAACACCACCAGCTACAGTAATACTTGTATTGTCTGGTCTGACAGTACCAGTTGCACTTGGAGTAGCTGTTGTAACAGGAACAACACTAATTGTTCCAGATGAATTAATTAGAATGGTTGTGCCATCTGGACGAACGGTACCAAGGAAGCTCGATGTAGCTTGATTGAATTCGCCACCTCTTACTCCCTTTCTAAGGTTTGAATTACTTAAGAAATTTGTACTCATTATACTGTGCTTCCAAATAAACTAAAGCTAACACTTGTTGTGCTTGCTTGAACATTGACTTCATCGGCTTCATCTAAGGCAATCCCTATTGTTAAAAATAGGCTATCGTTTGCTTGAATAGTATGGTCATAAACAATGTAGTGTTTATTATCTATAGATTCACCGTTAGGTTGAACTGAGACTCTAACAAGCGTAGCTATAGCTCCCTGATTACATACGCTCAGTGTGCTACAAAATGCTTGTGTAGCAGCAGGGACGGTGTAAAGGGATGTTATAACTCCTGTCGTGACAGGATTTGCTTGTCCTAATACTTTATAGAGTGCCATAAGTTATATTTATCTTTTTAATAATTTTTTTAGTTACCTACATATTTGACTGTAAAATTAGTTGAACCATTACCAAATGTACTTGGAGATAGTGGATAAGTTATTCCAATAATTCCAGTAAACGTGTTATAAGCACCAAGTTGCCATGTGCCTCCAGTATTTCCAGCACCAGCACCATCGCTGTCAGTTCCTCTTTCACTATTCTGGGAACGCGATACTTGAAATCCTGATGATAACGTAAATCGCAAATCAGAATCAGGAGATCCACCACCTTTAGTGTAGAATGGTGCTGATGCAAAAGCTAATGGATACGTGGCATATATTGATGTAATAAAATTATTAATATTATTTCCAGCATTCCAACTATAAGTGAATACATCAGTTCCTATAGGATATGGATATCTCGTCCATATTCTAACACCATTAACATTAACTTCTTGCATAGCAACCCCATTAACATTTACTCCTGGAGAGTAATCTACAATAGTTGTGCCGTTTATAATTAGTGGCATAATTAGTCAGAAGTAAAAATACTAACAGTAGTCCCAGTTACAACAATTCTTACTACACCTCTCGTGGATGGAGTAGCATAAGGAGCTACATTGAAGTTGACCGAAACCACTCCAGATGTTACGAGTATACTTGTACCGTTTGGTCTAACAATACCAGCAGCGCTGGCATTTGCTATGTTGGCACTGATAAGTCCCGATGTTACCAATACGCTAGTTCCATCTACACTGACGTTAGCACTAATAACACCTGAAGTAATTAAAATACTTGTACCATCAGGTCTTACAGCACCAAAGTTACTTGTTGTAGCTAATGTAAAGCTACCACCAGGAATAAGACTTAAGACTCCATTTTGTACTGAAATACTAGTGTTATCAGGTCTAATCATACCAACAGAACTTGTCGTTGCTATGTTATAGACGCTAGCAACATTAGTTGTATCTATAACTACTTCAGATCCTGATATCGTAAATGCAAAGCTAGATGTACTTGCAAAGACACCAATGATGTCAGTGGGAGCTAAACTTAAACCGATAGTAAGTAATAAACTATCATATGGTTGAATTGAAGCATCATAAACAATAAATGTTTTTGTGGTAGAAGTAATGCCAGCTGGCCGTACAGCTATACGACAGGTACCGGTAGTTGCACCAGTATTACAAACATTAAGAATGCTAGCAAAAGCCATAAAACCACTAGGAACAGTATACAAAATTGCTTCTGTATTACTTGTTAGTGGATTTGCTTGTCCTAAGACTTTATACGAATTGGCTGCCATTATATTCCTTTATACAATCCTGTTCCGTATACAACAATACTTGTTGTTGCAGGAGGGACTGGACCTATAGTTGTGTTTACAGCTGTAAATCTAAAAATATCTGTTAGTCCAGAAACATTGCTATTACTGTTTGGTGTTATAGAAATAGTAACACCACTTGAAGGACCAGCTGATACATTGAATGTATTTCCAGTTGTAGTTTGTCTAATAAAGACTTCCGTACTTATACTTTTACCAGGAGGTGGTAAGCTCAAGAATGTAAGATTGGTTACGTTTTCATCTTGATATATGTAATTAGTTGGAAAATTAAAATCTATAACAAGTGTGCTGCCTGTTGCTGTAGATTGTCTGATATTACCAAATTTTTTAAGTTCTGAATCTTCTACTGTTTGTCCTGAAACGACAGTAATAGAAGTAGCTCCTGTAATATATTGTACAGATTGGTATCCTATTGTAAATGACGTTACGTTATAATTTACAGAGTTTTGAGCTACAACAAACCCTGGGCTACCAAATTTACCATCTTTACCTACGCTAATAGTTATAGAGGTTCCAGAAGTCACACTTTGTAGTAAGTACCAATCTCCATTACTAACATCAAACGATACTGTAGCTCCTGCATTTCCTGATTGTATAGCTGAGCCATTTTTAATTAATCTATAATTAGAAGACGGATACAGGATACGAGTTTCTGTTGAGGTAACACCACTTACGACCTGAGAAACAACATTGTTATATCTAACATCTGGACCTATTATGACTAAGCTAGTTTGCCCTAAATTTAGTTCATCAGCTACCCATGCATTGATATGAGCTATTTCAGTAAATCCAGTAGTACGTGTGTCATCTAAAGAATAAAAGAAGGTGTATCCATTTATGTCACAAGATATAAGAGAAGTTGATGCTAAGCTACTAAGAGTATTAATTAATGTTGGAGATTGATATCCAGCAACAAATACTGAAAACTCATCAAAACCAATTGTAGCATCATAATACAATCCACCACTAGTTGTACTAGCATTGTATGTTGCTGAAGAGGTTGCATTGTAAAGATAAAACCCATCACCGAATACAATGTTTTCAGTTGTAAAAGGATAGGTTGCAAGAGTACTGGAGACTGTATTATTTACATCGTTAATAGTAATACCAATTGTGTTACCAGTGTTGTCTAATACTTGACCACCAGCTGGTAAAACAATGGTGCCACTACTATTAAACACAAGATTGTTGGGATATTCTATTCTTCCATCACTAAAATACTGAACACCGTTAGGATTTGTATAAACTAAAAATCCAGGATCGCTACCATTATAAGTTGTAGAGGAAGTATCGTATCCAATACTCAATTCAGAAAAAGTAAAGTTGTTGTTAATTGTATTAGATGAATAATTTATATCTAATGCGCTAGTGTTTGTTTCTGTAACATTGATACCAACGGCGTTTGTTACTGCTATATTAATTGTTAAGGTCGTACCAGTTACAGTAAAATCAGAACCTTCTGTTAAATATATAATTTGTGGAATTCCAGCTCTAGTAATACTAGCATTGTGTGTTAAACCATTTGTTGCGGAAGAAGATAAAGCAAAAGTAGTTCCTGGTGAAATAGTTATCGTACTAAAGAAAACTTGTAAAAGAGATTCTTGAGTAGGAAAAACAGGTGTATTTAATACTTCAGCTACATGAGTAATGCTTGAATAATTAACTAAAAGAGTACTTCCAATAGATAGATTAGTAACACTTGTAATAGTGGAACCTACTGGATTTGTAATTCTAATAATTGAATCTGATATAACAGAGACACTGCTAAATGCAGTTCCTGTTGTTAAACTTGTTGATGATGTTCCACTGTAAAAAACAAATCCTGGTGCTAAAGTTAGAGGTTCGATAACGTCAGTTTGATTATTTAAATTATTAACAAAAGCTAAAGTGGCGTAGCTTGTAAGCTGACTACTTAACGAATTGTTTGTAACATAGCTTGATAACGTACTTGTTAAGTTTACATTAGTTACATAACTAGTAAGAAAGCTTGATGTTAGATAATTTGATAGTGTACTTGTTAAGTTAGCATTAGTTACATAACTAGTAAGTGTAGAGGTTAAGTTAGCATTGGTTGTATAGTTTGATAAAGTGCTTGTAAGATTAGCATTAGTTGTATAGTTAGATAAAGTACTAGTTAAACTGACATTAAGAGTATAACTTGCTAACGTGCTTGTAAGATTACTATTTGTTGTATAGCTTACTAAAACTGTTGTTAGATATTCTATAGTAGAATAGCTTGTTAGCCTACTTGTTAGAGAAGCTTCTGTAACAAGAGGACTACCCCCTGGAGTTACACCATCCATAACAACTACAGTAGCTTTACTAGTATCTATATAAAGTTCACGAGCTGATCCTGTAAGACCAGAAAGACTCGTAGTACTATAAGCTATAAACTGTAGGGTGGTTGCCATTATTTCACCACTATTTCAAACATATTACCAAATTTTGTTAAGAGCCAACCTCCAGCAATTCCAGCACCTAACAAAATATAACGCCACTTTTCAAGATCAACTATTCGATCCTCTAAAGTCTTTTGCTTTGAATTATGAAACTCTTGATCTACTTTCAATTCATTTTTAAGATCATTAATACCTGATACGATACGAGTTTCTGTGGCACTGATTTCAGTACTTAATTCTCTTTGTACTGTTGTGATACGACTATGTAATTCCTTGATATCGTCAGCCATTTCGTTTCGTCTCTGCTCTAGTAATTGAAATAGATCTTCTTGTTTTCGTTCTGTTTGATTAATTTTTTCATCATGAACAGCTAAAATCTGACGAACGTCAGCTGCAACGTTAATAAGTTTATCTAATTGTTCTTGAGGTTTCATGCTAGTATTTATCTCTGTTCAATCCAGGTAATAGCAGCTAGTGCATCTTTACCAGTATTGGGGCTAGATATGGCTAGTGTTAGAGTGTCGCTTGTTGTACCCATGTTGCCACGGCCAATCTGATATACGGTATTTGCATCTAATCTAATACTTGTGCCGCCTCCACCAATAACGAATCCTGAGTCAAGATCTACGCCGTTAGTATACGTAGTGGCACTAGTATCAAACTGTGTAAATGCATTGCTATCCGGCATGTTTACAAAGTTGGCGCCAGACAATGTGGCATTACGAATTAGTTTGTAAAATACATTAGTGTTATCTACAGTAGCAGCCTGGAAGAATGTGGGTAACACAATACCTTTTAATGCGTTTGGTTTTAACCTAATACTGAGTATTGGATAAAAAGTGTTGGCCGCAGCCATTCTAGTTCCTCCAATAGGGTTAGTAATGTTTTGTGCAATGCCCAATTTGGTGGCTTCACCTTCCGATACAAGACTGTTGGATCCTTGATATAAGTAGTGCGTGCCTGCTACTCCTGTCAAATTTTCTATCTCTAACCTAATTGGCAAGAACGGTGTTGAACTCCAGGGAAGTGATGTAACATTACCGTGATTAAACGTGTGGATGATCTGGGTTGATCCGTTGATCACATACCCAATAATGATCTGTCCAGCACCATACCACTCATATTCAAAACTTACCATCTGTGCTTTGGTTGGATCAGCAATAATGCCACTGCGACCTGTTCCGTCCAACTTATCGCCGTTCCATTGACTGCGAGGTATACGATTTTCAACCACCATACCCGATGTGCTGGTACGCACTACTACATTGTATTGAGGTAAGCCATCGGAACCTAAGACTCCAGCATCTTCAAAGTAAAACCCGTTGTTTTCATCAAATAGTCCTATGCGTCTTCGTATCCCTGTTACAGGAGTTTGAAATCTTACAGCATAGGTCAACTTAGAACTGCGACCTGGAATGTATCGCATCACATTACGAGTTTGTCTTACGACTTTAGATCCAAGTTGCCCATCGACTGCCATATCTATCCAGTCGGTATTAGTGTTCCAAGTGGCTGTGCCGCCAGACGTGGTGCTTTCATCCCAGACATCTGTTTCTTTACCGTATTGAAATGTGTTAAAGAAATCAGTTTGATAATTTGATACTTTAAGACGATTCTTGCTGGTATATTCGTTTTTATCTTTGAAAAGATATGTCATACTATTCTCCATCCATCACGGTATATTAAATGAATTGCACCGTTGTTAATTTCTAATCTAAAACCATCAGGATCATTGTCAACATTGCCAATCACTGTAATTGGAAATGCTTCACATCTACCCGATTCATCTTTAATAATAACATCTCGGCCAGAGGATAAATTCTGTGTTGGTAACGTAATATAACTTAGGCCAGCGTAGTTGACACCAATATAGTAATCTTTACGACCGATTGTATAAGATGATGTTGTGACTAGTTTTGTAGGCATGTCGAGGTTATAAACCTGAGCAGCACCACCGCCAGGGCCAGTAGCTGCAATTCGACTAACCCAGTTTTCAAGATATTTTAACTTTTGTTCTAGTGCCGCAGTCTCTGCTGGCATTTGTGGGTCTGGTTTAACTAATGTTGCCTCTTGGTGTACTTGTCTTGTAATAGAGCTCGCTACTTTGTCTACCACTGTTTCTTTCTTTTGAAAGAGTTCTTCAACAATTGTAATCGGTTCTTCAATCTCTTCTTTTGCTACTTCTTCAATCTTTTCTACTTGTTCGGTTGTTAAAGGTCCATCATCAAGCTCATACTTTGGAGCTTCAAATATTGGAGCTAAATCTTTAGCTACACTTTCTTTAATTCGTTTTCTTAGTTTTTCTTGACGGGATGATAGGTCTTCAATTTCTTCTAACAAAGCGCTATCAGGCTCTTGATTAAGAGCTTTACTTAGATTGAGTAGGGATTGGAGTTCTTTAAGTCTGTCCATTAGTTGGTCTTCTTCGTCTTATCTTTTTACCCAACATAATGTCTCGACCAGCTAAATTAGGATTTGGATTTGGTGTTGCTTGTCCTGAAAAGCCACCACCAACAGCATTAGCTATTTCTTCACTGTGCATTCTAAATGTAAGCATACTAGATCCATTTAGATAATTTGTTACTTCATTGATTTGTTCTTGATTTGCCGATCTTTTAATAAACTCAGATTCTAAGAATACAGGTTCATCTTTATCTTCTGCATGTTCTCTTACTAAAGAAAGAGCTGCAGCATAGCTTGCAATTTTTCTATTCTCTACAGGAACTTTTTGGATAATGCGCTTTAATCTAAAGATCATTCGATCTAAGATTGTGTAGGCATCTTTTTCTGCAACAGTATTGAGGTCGTTCCATTTCTTTAAGACTGTACCATTGGCATCAATAATACCTAAACGGTAAGCGTCGGTCTCGTCGAATGGAGTTGTGAGCTTTCTAAGAATTCGATAAGTAATAACAGCATCTACAAATCTGGACATCAAATCTTCCTTAATAATTCTACAATATGTTGATCAAGCGTTATATCAGAGGATTTGACATTCTGACCTCTCACTCGAACAATATCAGGCATATAATTTAAAAAAACCAGGAAGGTTTTTAGCTCTGGCCAAAACTTTTCCTGGATCTTAAAAAATAACATATGGGTGGCAGAATCTGCCCCAAACACATTGTATAAAACTACCAAGTGATTAATTATTAATCGTTCTTTAATATCACCAGTAAGTTTGTAACGTCCAAGAAGTCTTTTGACATATCTTAGTCGTTTTAGGTCGTCTTCAAATTCTCTTAAACCACTACAGCTAGGATTATCATAGCTTTTAATGGCAAACATGATGAAGTTTTCATTTGTCAAATCAATCATTATAAATGTATTTAGTCTAAGTTATCGTGACCCAACTTGTCCCGTTATACCACTGAAAAGCATTCAAAGTAGTATTGATAATAGTTGAACCAGTCACTGCAACAGCAACAGTTGATGTAGTGTAAACAGGCAAAACTAATACTGTAGTAAAAGCTGTACTTAAACTACGAGTTAGGCTGCTAACAGAAATTTTCTTGCTTGTATTACCCTGAACCACGTAGAGCAGGTCTGACGACACTGCTCCCGTAGCAAAGGTTAGTTCGCTGAGCTTTTGATCAGCCATGATTTATCCTTAAGCTGTTACAGTTACGCCTGTACTACCACTTGCAGCTGCAGTAGCTCTAACAATCGCACTAGTTACAACTACAGTTTGTGATGTAATTGCTGTTTGACCAAAGTCATTCACACCTTGTGTAATAGTTTGAGCTGGGATTCTGTATGTTATAGCAGTTGAACTGCCTACAGAGAATGTATAGTCAATGAAGTTGCTTGTAGTATTACCTGCTCTTGTAGCTGTAATGTTTACAATACTTGTAGCTGTATTATATTGCTGAACAATTAATGTACCAGTTGTAGTTGGTGTGATTCTTTCGTTCCATACAACACGAACTCTACCAGTAGCACCAGTTGAGTAACTTGTGCTTAAGAAGTATACAGCAGAAATTGTTGCTGTAGCCAATTTGCTACTTGCAGCATCGCCACCACTTAGGTTACGAATTGCTACCAACACTTCTGTTGTTCCATCAGCTCTTGTTATTTCCCAACCCTTTGTTGTAGCAAAGACTCGGCTTTTTTCCTCTTCAGTCAAATTTTTTGGTTTTGACTCTTCGGTTGTATTAGCGCCCCATTGTGGCATAATTTCTTCTCCTTAAATTACTTATTTGCTATATTTATATTAACTAGCAGCTTGCATTGACTGAACTTTAGTAGAACTTCCGTGATAAACGTGTCTTGATTTCTTACCATCTGGGCGAGTTACTACAAAACTGTATTCCATATCACCATTTTTCATTTTTGATTGCTTATCAGAAACCTTGTTACCACCCTTTTCGTGAGCAGCAATTTTATCAGTGATTTCCTTAGACATCATGGCTTCTAAGAATACTTCTTCGTTTTTAGCTTTGAAGCCAGCATCTACTTTATTGAAGAATGCTTTCTTTTCTTCTGGAGTTTTAAAGTCGGCTACAGAAGAAATACCGTGTTTCTTCATGTAAGCTCTGAAGTATGAATCGTAACCTTTCTCAGCTTCTTGGATTTCAAAAGACAGTGGAGCATAAGTGATAGTTTCATCAACTGCTTCTAACACTTCTTCTACTTCTTCCTTAGCCATTTTCTTCTTTTGATATTTCTTCATTTGAAGATATGCTTTTGAAAGTTCGTTTACTTCTTCTACTTCTTCTTTAACACCGGACTTAACAATTTCTTTTTCACCACCAACTTTAGCTCCAGCAACCATTCCTGGTGTAGCTTCATTTGGTATAGTGTTATTAGTAGCAGCCTTAGCAGCTTCTAATGCTTTTTCTTTCTCTTTGTCATTCTCAGTGTTACGACTATTGTCACCTTCTAAAGCTTCAGCTACTTTTTTTTTTGCTTTTGAATGCATGTGCATTTCTGATTGAAGAACCTTAAGCTCTGAAACAGGAACACCTTTTTCTACACCATGTGGGAATTCAATATCGTACCAAGCAATATTGCCATAACGATCTGGATCTGCATGCTCTTCTGAGATGCAATTACCTTGACCCCATTCAGCGTGTTCAACGTGTTTAGCACAATTGTGAACAACTTTACCGTCGTCCTTCATCATGCTCGCTTCTTTAACTTCTGCTGTTTCTTCTTGAATTTGTGCAGGCTTATACATTGCCTTCACTGTTTCAATAACTGTTTTTAAGTTCTTTGTATCCATTGCCTTCGTTCTCCTGTTAATTTTTACTTTTATTCTTTCCCTGAACCATATTTATTCTCCAATGAGCGAGTTGTTTTGCTCTTGGACTAGCGGTTTCACTACTACGAATCTTCTTCAATTGTGCTATTGTTTTGCCTCTTAATCCTAAACGACCCATATCTCCCTTGTCTTCTGGATTACGGCCATCTTGAAAATTTTCAACAAAGCTCTTAAATCTTTTCACTACCAAGCCTTACAGGACCAATATCTTGCTTTTGTTTTAGATCCTGGAGTATCACAATTGTGTCTTGCTCTAAAACTCTTACGTCTTGCAGGTATGTTTTTCTTAATTGTCATATTTGGATCACCAAAATTGACTTTCTTTACATTACCTGTTGATGGATCCTTCACATATACAGATCTCTTTTTAGGTCCATCTGGCGTCAGAAACGGTTTATTTAAGTTTTTTTTTTCTTCTTCTTTTAAAGCTTCTTTAGCAGCATCAAGTGTTGTATAAAAAGTCTTTTTCATACCTTTTTTATATGCTGCAAATGAGTTATCGGAGTATTTTTCAATGTGATCTTCTCCGCTCTTATAAACAACTGGTCCACCACTTTCTTTAACTACTTGTCCAGGAGTTAGCTTTAATAACTTTTTTGTTAATGCAGGTGTTCCTATATCATTTTCAGGACCAAGCTCTTCATTAACATTGGCTTCCATATAGTTTGCAGCAGAGCTAATATAGTCTTCTGCTTTTGTAATCTTAGATTGTACCCATTCAGGAAGATTAGTATTCTCTTCCATCATGTCATGAAGACGTTTGGCATTGTACATAATACTTCTAAGATCAGACATTGCCATGTCACCTTCGTAATCATACTCTCTTGGATCTTGAGCTTCTTTTACAGGTACGCAGTTAGGAACTGTGCGACCATTCTTTTCTTTTGTCCCAACTGGCTTATAGCCTTTCCAACATGGATTATTAGTTCTTAAAGATTTAAATGTCTTTTTCATTATACTCCTCCTCCGCCTCCGCCGTCGCCACCACCGCCCCCGCCGTTGCCATCTGAAGCGTCGGCTGAAGAGTCAGAAGCTGGTCCTCCTCTACTTGAACTGCTTTTACCTTTGCTACCACAGAAATGTAACTTACGACCTTTGTAGTAACTTGTATACACGGGAGTACGGCATGCTGCTTCTCTAATAGATCTAAATGTTTTTGATTCGTTTGCTTTTCTAATAGGAGCCCAATAACTTGCATCACCAGTTTGAGTTGAACCATCGGCATATGCAACAGTGTATTTGTTGTTCTCAGCACCAGTTACAGTAGCTAATCTATCAGTCTTAGTACATCTAACTTGGTCACCAATACTATGAGCCATAGCTTCTTCGTAGATATGGTTAATGTGTGACTTAACTGCATCATCTTCTTTTTTAGTAGTGATGGTTGTTGAATGGCCACCTGGATACTCTATGTTAGTCTTTACATTAGATACTCTAATTACTTTTCCACTATTCTTTTTAGCAATAGCTTCTGCCTTACTGTGAATCATGTTATGAGCTGATAGGACATCTTCGCTATCATGAACATGAACAAAGTGAGCATTCTTTGCTTCATCTATAACTTCTTCTTTAACTACTGGCATAACTTTATTTGATGTAAATTCTATATTACTTACTTTAATACCTTTATTGGCATAGTGTGAAGTAATATGTTTATGAGCATTTCTCTCACCACCAGTTCCTTTCATAGAAACATTCTTACTTGATCCATCATTAAATGTTACTGTAGCTCTATACATTGTATGTGGAACACTTGCTATAGCTTTCACAGCAGGATGAATAGGCATTACTGCTTCTTTCTTCATAAGTTTGGAGATAGCTGTTTCCATACCTTTTGCCCTTGCTTTAAGTTTGAATAAAGGTGGATTTGGTTGTCCATCTTTTTCTACAGTCTTCTTAAGATTAGACTTTAAGTAGCTTTTCAAGGTAGAAGACTTAAGCTCATTTACCGTTTCTTCTTTTTGTAAACTTTTTTGATGTTCCATTGCATCGTCGGCATAGGAAGATGCCTTATAAACATGGTAGTCACGTTTATCCATAGATGGCGCTCTTAAAGCTTGTGTAAAGTGGTGAGCTGCCATGTTATGCATGCCTTCTAACTTATTAGGTCCACTTTTACCAGCCTTCAAAGCTTGACCAGCGTGATATTCAGCTCTATTTTTTAGATACCCATCAGATTGTTCTAAAATTTCAAAAGCTTCTTTTGTTGCCAGTCTTGCAAAGTCCATAGAATGATGAGGTCCACCTTTCTCACGATTAGTCCATACACCTACTCGTCGTTTATCTTTACCCCATGGAATATGCGCTTCGTGTGATTCATGATTTTTACCTGACACGTTTGTAAATTCAACATCAGGGTGATGTTGTTTAAGTTTTGATTTCCATTCATCTTTACCTAGCCCCGTATCTTGTGGCCCGTATGATTTTTCGTTTAGATGTGTCTTTAGTGATTTCATACGATACTTAAAAGCGTTCCTGTGATGGATACTGCAAATCTAGCTACAACTTCCTTATCAGCAGAGTCGTGAGCTACATAAATTTTAATAACCTCTTCTACTAATTCGTTTTTCTCTTCCAAACTAATTTTGTTAGCTTTGTAGTCATCTAAGATAGCAATGAGTTCATGAGCAAGGTAACCAATTGGTCCTGGTTCATCTTTACGTTTTAATAATTCATCCATTTATCTACCGCTCCAGGCTTTGTTAAGTACGACAAGTCTTTGTTTAACTAAGTTTAACCAAATCTCGCAAGCACGTTCTGATGAGGTTGTCTTAGCTTTGTTTAAATTTTCCACTATGCTAGCTGTTGATTCTTGTTGTGGATCACCTCTAAATTTAGCATACTCATCTAACCATTCTGCTTTGAAAATAACTGCATCATAGGTTTCAAAGTTTTTCTTATCACCGCATCCTAGTTTATCACTACTTAATTTTGTAGTGACGTAGGCACTAGCTAAAGCTGGATCATGCTCTCTTGGCCAATACTTTTGTACGACTGATACTGCAGCACAACCACTCAACATCGTTGACAACAACATAATATTTATGAAATTTCTCATTTAGTTAAGCTCATTAACATCCATCTATGTTTTTTATGAGCATCTAATCTGTCTTGTAGGAAGTTAGCAAGACCAAGTTCGCCTTGTGCATCTGCTGACATATAGGCTTGTACTAAGCCTTCCATGACGGTATCGTTATCTTGTATAAGGCGTCTAAACATTTCTAAAGCCGCTGGGACAGTGTTATCGTCTTGGATCTTTGTTAGTTCCATAAGCATACGATGAGCAGCTGGCGCATATGCATCTAGCTGTCTTACATGCTCTGCAATAGGATCAACTGCATTAAATAACTCTTCGTAAAGTTCACCTAAGAAATCGTGATACTGTACAAAATCTGGTCCTTCTACATTCCAATGGTAGGAGTGAGACTTAGCATACATTGCAAAAGTATCAGCTTGGACTCGTTTCAAATCATCAACTAACATCTATACCTCCATCTTTCTGTATTGTTTTCTTTTTTGTGTATTCTTGGCATAATTAAAATCTGGAGCTTCTGGATTACCAATGGTTGTTGTGTCACCTGATAGATGAGCTTTTGTCCATGCTAATTGATCTTCAGCATTTGAAGTTGGTCTAACTGCTGTACGTTCTTGAGTAGCAACATCAATTATTTGTTGTTCTTTTACATGCTTAAGACGTTTTAATTCGAGTTGTCTTAGTTTAGGTAAGAGTCTATTACTGATTCTCATGACAGCTGGTTTAGCTTTCCTTACAATCTCTTCAATCCTATTCTTTTCTGCTGCTGAAAGTCTTGACTTATCGCGGCCACGTAAGATACGTTTCATAATAAGCTGACGTGCATGAAGGATAGCTCTCTTCTTTAATCTACCTTGACTACCAACTCGTTTCATTGCAATTTTCTTAGCAATTTCACGTTTAGCTCTAGTCTTTAAGAATTCCATTTTCTTCTTCATACGTTGAGCTGCTGTTAGATCTTCATCAAGATCAATGGATTCTTCCATCTCTTGAGGTTCTTGTTTGTCGTAGATATGTTTAATATCTTCCCATTCTAATTGATCAATATGCTTCTCAATTTCTTTTAGGTCATCATCATTAAGATGCAATTCGTTTGGTGTTAGTACTTTGTTTGTTGTTTGTTCAAATTGGTATGATTCTTCTTTAGGATCTTCACTATCGCCATGGATAGCATTCATCATAGCATGTGCGTGTTTTTCCATGTATGCTTCGTGATTTTCAAGATCATCTAACTCCTCTAATGCCTGAGCAGCATCTCTCATATGAGAAACAAATGAAGAAACCATGTGATCATCAATCTCATCTGGATTGTCTAATGCATATTCTTCGATGTCTAGGTAGTGAGCTGTTTTATCTAAAGCTACTAAAACTAATTGTTGGTCTTTTGATTCGTCATCTAAAAGGCGATCAAATTCTTTTTGTGCCATGACACAGAAGTGCAATCTATCCATGTGAGCCTTTTTAACGTCAGCTGGATATGCTTCTGTAACATAATTTGCAAATGTAGGAATGCGTCTTGCTTCCATTTTAGGTTCTTCCTTAATAATTGTTTCTACGTCTGATATCCATCGTTTAAAACTCAAGTCTTCATTAATCTCTAATGTAACATAAGTTGGACCTCTGTATACAATCTTACCAATAAGGCCTGTGTGAAGATCTTTTACATCTTCTTTCAAGTTTAAAATGTTTCCAGCTTTGTATTCTTCTCGTAACTCTTCTGGAATTTCTTTATCTGCTTGATCGAGCTCAATCTTGTCTATTGTTTTAAAAATGCCTAATTTACTATTAAAGTATTCAACAAGTTTATAGATATTTTTAGCTTTGTCTGCTTCTGCAGCAATTACAATAGAATCAAAATTCTGTTTATGGACTTCATCCAAAACAAAAATTAGCTCTTCGTCTTTTATATTTTTAATGGAAACGTCTGGAGGATTAGCGATAGTCTCTTCGCTAAAGTTTAAGATGACGGTTTTAAGTTGTGGTACTTCTTTCAGTACCGATCTAAAGCTCTTCATAACATCCATTAAAATAAAAGTGATATGATGTATTTATATAAGTTTAATGCTATGAAAAGGGAAACACCTTGGGAATACCGACAATTTAATCAGTATTCCCAAGGTGTTTTAGGTCTTGGGGAGTTAGAAAAAAGGATTAACTAACTCTTGGTCTATTCCGTGGATCTACATCCTGGGATAGATTAGCTTGCAAAGAATGCTGGGGCACCCTTTTGTCTATACATTGACATAGTACGTTTTGAGCGTGAATTTGACTCTAACATATAAATGTTTTTGTTGTCAGAACCACGGCGTGCTAAAATAGCATAGCCTTCATCACGCATTTCAGCAATACGTGCTGAAACTGTTGCTCGTGTTGTTTTAGCAATCTTAGCTAGTTTAACGCTAGAAATGCCATTGTCGTTTGTACGTAACGCATTCAAAATGATATCATATTTTGACATAACTACTCCTTCGAAGTGCTGCTTACTAGGTGCCTTTTTTGTCGCAGCGTTTCCAAAAAAAGCATTTAAAAATGAACTTTTAATAACCATAATTTTCCCCTAAAATAATATACAAAACAACCACTAATCCTATGATAGAAGTAATAAAAACTAAAGTATCACCTAAATGAGATTTTCTTTTAGGACCAAATACTTCTTGATATTGCTCATCATCCCACTTGTAATCATACATAATAAAGCTCCCTTTTTAGTCAAATAAACCAGGTCGATTCAACATTCGATCAGCAGCATGATACTTAACCATGTACTCTTTAAACCTTGTTTCAACCCACTCTCTTGCATCACCCTCTTTACCACTTGCAACATCATATGGAATTAAGTGCATTGCACAGTAATATCCAAATAGCATGACATAAAGTAGATATGACATATTCCCCTTACTGACAAACTTGTCAACGTCTTCTTTATATCGATCTACAATCCTAACTAATTCACTCATTTTTTCTTTTCAAAATAAGTTTGACATTCGACACACATAGTAACTCCAGGAACAGCAGCTCTTCGCTTCTTAGGTATTTCAACGCCACATTCTTCACAGTGGCTTAGTCCTGGACCTGTTTTAATTTTGGATCTGATGTCTGCTACAGCATTCATGTGTAGATGAATAGCATGAAGCTGACCCATTTCAGACTCTTCTAGGTTTTCGTTCTGGAAGCTTTCAACTTCCAGATTTTTGTTGTTGTTCATTGATGGCCTTTTTTTGTTGTTCTTCTAACCACTCTTGGTGTTCTAATTCTTGTTGGTGAGCCCAACCCTGCATATCATTATCATCCATGATATTCCTCAACTAGCCTACCGATGAGGTTAAGGTTGTTTGAAGCCCATTGATTGATTTGTTCGATTGGAATTTCTGAGATAAAATCTGCGTCTGCTTGATCCATAATGTATTCCCTAACTGCGCTAGGGATATGATCATGATCTTTGAATAACATCACTGTGTTCATAATAAGCTCCTTTTTTAACTTACAAGGACATTGTAGAGGAATTGTGACAAAAAGTCAACTATCTAAAAAAGTCCTTACAAATCAAGGAGTTAATCTTCTTCGTGATTTATAACATTATCTGCCATGTTAGCACTGAGGCTCGGGACTGATTTCTTAAATTTTCCAGGTTTAATCTCGTCATTCTTGCGATCAACAAAAATAATGCCAGCTTTTTCAAGTTCTTGAATAGTAACCTTTGCGCCCAATCCTAAGCCTATTCTCCAGCCTAGTTCATAAAGTAACCAAGCGAAAATAAGCCAACCTAAACTCATTGCTATCCACATACAGTTCTCCTAGTTCTTTTCCATGACGGTCACATATGGTAACCATTTGTGGACGTTTTTCAATACTCTATCGTGTACAGGCTTCCATTTTAAACCCTTGAACGCCTTTCTATAATACCCGTAGCTCGTTAAAAGTCTTCGCTTTTCAATTGTTCGTAATACTTCATAGGGATCCAAGTTTGAATAATGATACTTTATTTCCATGGCAATGTCATGTCCAAAAGTATCCATTTCATCAAACATACTTAAATATTCTAAGTGCTCTTTTGCAGCACCAGTTTTTCTGTGATTGATTGGTTGATAATAGTCGAATTTGTAGTTATCAGCATCGCGTCTACTAAATTGACTTTTGTGAATGAGTTCGTGTTGTATTGCTTGAGATATCACAAAAAGAGTGTGGCGGACATTAGTGCGACTCCAGTTGAAATACTGACCACCCTTTTCACTAAATTCTAAGATCATTTCAATTGGAAGATTTCTACGGTTCCAATAATAGAAGGCCTTAATCCAATAATCTTCTGCTTTGAGTTTTGGGTTTTTCTCCCAAAGAACTATAACACCAAATGGTTTTAACACCTCTTGCAATTGACGGACAATAGTCGACTTTCGCATGTGGCCTTTCCATCGATCCTCAAGCGCAAGTAACTTTTTATCTATTTTCTTAGCAAGATACAAAGTCCCTCCCTTGTGAATGTTATTTGAGGCCATCTGTTTTATTTATAGTTTAAATGAGCTGAAGTCCTTCTTTAATTTATCGCTACCAAAACTTTTATCTTTGTCACTTATTGTAACTTGACCGCTTTGGCTGATGTTAGTTTGAGCATGATCTTCTACGTCATAGAGCTTCATTTTTGCTCTATCGACTCCGATCACAAATTTACGATTAGTCGTAGGATCATTATATCTATTCTTTAACTGTTTAACCATAAACTGATTAAGCTTTTCTAATTCATCATCAGTCATAATAGCAAACATAAAATCTACTGTTGCAGGAAGACCAAATGATTCAGATGTATCAGTTAGATCAACATCTGAGTTTGCATAGCCACCTCTTGTTGTTTGTGTAGCACTTAAGATAGGTACATTAGATTCAACAGCCAATCCTCTTAGTTCTTCTGCTATCGATTTAATGTAGGTGTATGAATTAACTCCAGCTCCTTGCTTCATTCTTGAGCTAGTACAAATGTTTAAGTAATCAATAATAATAACATCAGGATGGAAGCTTTGTTTTAAAGATAACTCATTTAAAAGAGCTTTAAAGTGACCAACATGAGCACCTGCAGTTGGATATTCTTTAATGATCAAACGACCTTGAGTCTTAGCTTTGATCTTTTCCATTCTATTTTCATATAGGTTCTTAGGTAGATCTTTCAATTGATCCATCTCTAAGTTCATAAGATTAGCATCAATACGTTCTGCTATTCTTTCTTCTGCCATCTCCATTGTAATGTATAGAACATTTTTATTCTGAGCAAGAGTTGATGCTGCAAAGTGGCACATGAACAATGACTTACCAACACCAGTCCCTGCTAGGACTACGTTAAGAGTCTTGTTAGGTAATCCACCATTTGTGATTTTATTAAAGTAATCCAAATCAAAGGGTACTCGAGTTTCAACCTTATGGTAGAAATCATATCTACTATTGGCATCATTAATATAATCGTGGCCGACATGATTATCAAAGCTGACGGCAAGAGCTTCTTGCAAGATACTTGGAAGGGCTTCAGTATTATGTTTTTTGTCACGACCGTCAATGATCTCAATCGACTTAAGTATGGCATTATAAACCGCCTTATCTTTACAAAATTTTTCTGTTTCTGCATTCAACCATTCTTTATTAGAGTCTGATTTCTCTAACTCAGATAGTAATTGATTCACATCTTTAAATGCTTCTTCATTAAGATTACTATTTTGTAATGAGATCGTGAGAGCTTCTTTGGTTGGACATGCATTATATTTGTCTATGAATGTCTTAATTGTTTTATATAAGACTTGATCTGTTCCATTAAAGTATTCGTCTTTAAGGAATGGAGTTACTTGACGCATGAAGCCTTCATCGAAGACTAAATTTTGTAGTATGGTTTTTTCTATTCTATCCATTGTTTTCTTTTAGGATTTCGTCAAGTATAACTGACATTATAGGTCTTAATTCAATGTCGGTCAAATCTGTTGGATTGTGAACAATCTGATAGTTATATTTGACTCTAAGTTGTGATGCTTCTTCAACAAACCCAACATTTGTATATCGATAAACAAGACCAGAAGCGTCGCCATCTAAGATAGCGACGTTCCAAATATCATCTAGTGGATCTTCAATCAGTTTGTATGTTGGTATCTGCGTCGGCGTAGTCAGACTTGATATCGTCATCTTGGATATCCTGTGCCAAGCTTCCGTGACTGATTTTGTAAGTTGTCTCAACATACTCTCTAAACTCCTTTTTGCTCAAGATTGGTAACCAAAAGTCTTTTGTATAGGTATCTTTAACTCTATACTTCTGATCAGACCCTTTATGTTGATACCAACCGTTAGATGGCTTCTCAACAAATCCTCCATTAAGAGCTACTTCAAGAAGACCTGACCACTTACTGATACCACCTTCATAAGTAACTTCAATTGGTATCTTAGATTTCTCTCTAACATACCGACTCTTCTCAACATTAATAATAAAGTTATAACCAACAACCTCTGTACCTTCTTTTTCTTGTTGACGACCGATAATAAAAATATTATCAGCTGAATAGTATGATCCAGTTCCACCACCAACAATATCTTTAGGATACATTCCAATTTCTTTATATGTATGATTAACAACCACCATTGGAATATCTTTCAATGTTAAGTGTGGTGTTACCATTCTGAATAATGACTTAAGTTGTTTAGCACGACTCATATCAGCAACAGACTTTTGTTCTAATGAGTCTTCAACTTCTTTCTTAGAAGCTAGGTTACCAATAGAATCAACGATGATCATAACGTGATCGCCTCGTTCAATGTTAGTCAATTGAGCCATAGCGTCATGCTTAAGTTGCTCTACATCTGTGATCGGTGTATGTAATACCTTTGTTGGATCTATACCAAAACTCGTGAAATAACTTTGTGGTGTACCAAATTCCGAATCATAGAAAAGAACGACAGCATCTTGATACTTGTCCAAATAGGTTTTAGCTAACATTAATGCGAACGCTGTCTTAAAATGTTTAGATGGACCCGCGAACATAGTAAGGCCTGGAGTTAGGCCACCATCTAAAGAGCCAGACAGCGCCACATTGATCATTGGAATGTTAGTTTGAATAACATCCTTTTTAGTAAACAATCTACTGTCTGATAGAATATCAGTTTCTCTAATTGTGCTATTCTTTTGAAGCTTTGCTAAAAGACTCATACGATCTCCTCAACAACACCAAGAATTTCTGCTGCTATTAATAATCCACCAGCAACAAAAAATTCAGAATTCATAAGCGCTACTGCAGCAGCTATTCTCAACATACTCTTTACTAAACTAACATTAAAATGGTTCATATTATTTCAACCCGTCAATAATTTTAATTTGATTAATTAAATCTTCTAAAGATGTTAAAACCATGTTTCGGTTTTGATAGGCATCATTTTCATCGTAACCTGAGTACTGTAATGTATATCCATTGTCTAACAGACTTACAGAAAAACTTTCAACATTCTTCACAATTTCTTTCTTAGCCATTTTTTTCTCCTATATGAATAATCCTGCTAATGATGCTTCTGGTTTTGTCTTCCAACCCATACCTTCGATAATACCATTGAGTGGCTCAATGAAGCTTTTATCCCACATTGTATCATAATCAACATACTCTTTCAAGTTAAATTCTGTCGGTAGTTTACCGATAAAACCTATACAGTTTTCTTTGATTGGATTTGGGACTTTGAGATAGAGATACTTAATTTTGTCACCTTCTTTAATCGTCTCATACTTACTTGTAAGTTTGTATTGATTAATGTAATGATTATATAGTAGAGCTGCTCTAACATGGAGAGGTGTTCCCTTACCATAGATCTCTACTGATTGATACTTGTTAAGATTACTAACTCCTCTTGGGAATGCAATCTCTTCTGATGGTAGCTTGTCATACTTAATTCTAGCTTCTTTAATATATTCTTGCAATTCCAATTCATCTTTAGTAATAGCTACCCTTACAGCTTCACGAAGTGAATCTCTAATCGCTTCTGGTGTTGATGATCTTACAATCTCAAGACCCATCACTTTCAATTCAGGTTCTTTTAGTCTCACACCTTCATTATCAAATACATTTAAGGCATATCGTTTCTTAGCAACCCAGATCCCACGATCAGCTATAATCTCTCGCTTGAATGTAATCTTAGGTTCATAAGCATTCATATAAGTTGCAAGACCATTACATGCTTTGTTAATCTCTTCTTCAATTTTATCGTTACATATCTTAACTAATACTTCTAAGATTTGCTCTTTAGTCTTACCTTTGTAGAACTTATCTACTAAAGGTTTAAATGTAATGTAACAGGAGTCTGTATCTGAGTAGAAGCTATATTGATAATCTTTTGTTTGACATACTTCATTGAGATACTTATTAAGAGCCTTGCCAACTGTTCTAATAATAGTTTGACCAGTCATCGTAATACCTTCTGCAATACGATCATCAAAGTATCTAAAGTAGAAGTTTGCCATAGCACCAAATAGTGAATTAAGTTGAATCTTACGTGCCATCTGGAAATTGTAATATCGACTGATGTCGTTTAAGTATTGAGGCTTCTTAGTTTCTTGATATAGTCTTTTAGCTTCTAATTGTTTCTTCTTATAGATCTGACGATCATCAAATAGCTTTTGTACTAAGACTGGGAATGCACCTTTCCTATCTCGTCTAAAGTGATATCCATTAGCAGTCATAGCCATGTCTTGATCTTTTAAGTGACTAAGGTCATAAGATCTATCTACTAATTCATCTACAGTAACAGGAGCTCTATAATCTCCTCTCAGATCCACAATCGTTTCAGGACTCATGTTATATTGCATAATGATAGATGGATATAGAGATGTGGCATCAAAGGATACTACCCAATCATACTGACCAGGCTTAGGATCTTGAACGAATGCACCTTCGATCGTTCTATCAATACGAGACATATAAGGTGTTGTCACTTTCAATACACCACCCTTATTAGGTCTTTGTGTTGGATGAACGATAATGTTTTGATCCCACAACTGGTTACAAAGATTACAATCCCAAAGTCTAACACTACTAAAGACATCAACGAAGCAAGCCTTAGCATCATAAGCAAGAGTGTAGACTAATTCTAAGAGCTTCATCTTATCATCAAGCTGAACAACTCTTTCAGCGTCAATGACGTTATAGTCTACAAACATCTGCCAGTCTTTTGTATACCATTCTTTAAATGTGTCGTATGGATTTTCTAACTTACCAACACCAAGCTCTTGCTTACAAATGTAATCTAGCTTGTAGCTTTCTTGAGCCGAGTATGTAAACTTCTTATAAAGATCAAGATAGTCTAATGTAGTAACCCCAACAATCTCGTAGGTTGGAAGAATTCGTTTATTAATCTCAACCTGACGATCTTTTAGAAGTCTCCACGGACTTAAAACCTTAGCTGAGTTCTCACCTAAGATTCTTTGTGTTCGATGAATGATGTATGGGATATCGAAGAAGTTGACATTCCAGCCTGTTACAATATCTGGTTTAATTCTATCCCAATCTTTTAGGAATGCGTTGAGTAGTTCTATCTCGTCTTTCGCATGAACGTAAGTATGGTTTTCTCGTGTGACGTTATATGGCTTCAATCCGTATGTGTAGATGTGTCTTGTTGACATATCCATTACAGTAATAAGTTGGATTGCTTCCATTGGATTATCAATATTAGGAAATCCGTATTCCGTCGATGTTTCAATGTCGATAGAACATGTTACTATTTCATTAACATTAAAGAGGATTTCACCAGAATAGTTTTCTGTGATGTATTGATACTGGAAGTTAGAATTACCGTAGATCGGTTTATTCTCGGCGTCGCTATATTTCTTAATGTGTTCTCTTGCATCGGACATGCTATCAAAGAAGATAGGCTGCAATGCTGTTCCAAATAATGATCTATAAACAGTGTGACCACTATCAGTTTTGCGTTCAAATAGGGTTGGTTTGTAGCTTACTTTCTCAATAAACCGTTGACCATTATGCACCCCACGAACAAGGATATTATCGTATTGACCATAGATGTTTGTGTAGAACTTCATGAATAAAGGGTACTTTTTAGATAAATAATGATGTTGAGTACCTCTATATTATAGCTTGTTTTTACAAACTATCAAGTCTTAAAGAATAAAAATGGATATTTTTCAACTAATTGCAGAAGTCGGTTTTCCTATAGCAGCAGCTTGTGCTGGTGGCTATTTTGTATTTTTAACATTGAAATTCATTTTAGCTGGAGTTATGAGTTCGATCAAGGGATTAACAGGCATTATTAGTGCCTTGGATAATCGTGTTAAAACTATGAACCACGAAATCATTCGAATCGATATGTTGGTTAGTAACGCCTTAGGAGTAAGACCAGACGTTGATCGTATTGCAAGAGCAGATGGAAAAAACGACGCAAGAAAGGATTAACATGGATCACCTACCATTAGAAGAAAGACCATTCACGCAACAAGCAGCTTTAATGGCAAAACTAAGTGAATTGGCTTATAAAGATATAAGAGATGTAGAAGAGAGTTTTGCACAACTTGGATTCAATGCACATTTCTTTGACGTAAATGGATCACAAGCATACTTACTTACAAATGCTCATGACTTAGTAGTTGTTTGTCGTGGAACAGAACCAACAGAATTTAAAGATATCAAGGCCGATCTTGATGCAAGAATGGTTCCTAGCTCAACAGGAATTGGTCATGTTCATAAAGGATTTAAAAGCTCTGTTGATAACATTTGGCCAGGCTTGAAAGAACAATTAAATGATTATGGTAAAACAAGACAAGTTTGGTGTACAGGACATAGCTTAGGTGCTGCAATGGCAACACTGTTAGCTTACAGATTACAAAGATCAGTAGATTGTCCAAACCCTAAGGCACTATTTACATTTGGTAGTCCTAGAGTTGGAAATAAGAAATACGTAAAAGAAATTGAAAGTATTGGACTCCTACACTATAGATTTGTGAATAACGCAGACATAGTAGCAAGAGTGCCACCCTGGCCATACAGACACTTTGGTGGAATGTATTATATGAACCACTGGGGTAACCTAAGAACGATTTCGTTTTTACAAGTAACTCAAGATGTATGGCGTGGTTTCATTAAAGGTGTAAAGAAAAGAGAAATTAACTTCTTTAGTAATCACAACATAACTAGATATTGGCATAACTTAAACAACTGGGCTAATGGTGTTGAAAGACAGCAAGATGACATTTAAAGAATGGCTTTTTGCTGGTGTGTGTTTTGCTTTGTTTTACTTAGCAGTAAATGAAATTAATTATAAACCTGTAACAATAGAATTGAAAGAAATAGAAGTGCATGGACATAGTAGAAATAATTAATAAATATGGTTTTCCCATAATAGCAGCTATTGGTGGTGGCTATTTTGTTTATTACGTATGGGTTTGGGCTACCAATGAAGTAGATCCAGTCTTAAGTGAAGCACATACAACATTGATTGCACTGATTGACCGTATACGAATGCTAGATAATGATTTAATACGACTCAACCAAAAGATTAACATTGTAACAATGCTCAAGGATTTGGAAAATGAAAAACTTCACAAGCCTACTAATCATCCTGATAGGGATTAATCAGGCTCATTCCGCTCCTCTTCAAGATTATACATTTAAAAGTCCGTCATTCAACGGCAATGGCTACTCTAGTCATGTTCTTACTTTAGAGAACCAAGAACGTACTCGTAAAGAAAACATCAAAAAAGAAATTCAAGCTGGGTTAGATAAAGCTAAGAATGATCAGAACAATACTAACGTAGCTAAGTTTCTTAACAATTTAGAAAGTCGTATCTATGCTCAGATCAGTCAAAACTTAGCAACAGAGATGTTTGCTGATGGTGGAGCTACAAGTGGTACATTAAATTTTGAAGGTAATGTAATTAATTGGACAAGAAGTGGTACTGAAATCACTTTGAATGTCACTGACTATGTTGGGTCAACAACAACGGTTTCGATACCTTTAGGTCAATGGCAATTCTAATGTACAGATTACTAATTTTATTAGTACTAATACTACTGACTGGCTGTGCTACAACACGAGTAGTTACAGGACCAGATAAGCCTATAGAAGTGAGAAGTATCATGCAAAAAGAGTTTGATACTTTACCTCCTCCTACAGGAAAACCTATTACGGTTGCTGTCTATACCTTTGCTGATAAAACAGGTCAGCGTCGTCCAGCACCAAATTATGCTAACTTGAGCTCAGCTGTGACTCAAGGCAGTGAAGCTTTTTTAATTAAGGCTCTACAAGATGTTGGTAAGAGTAAATGGTTTGAAGTTGTTGAACGAGTTGGTATTGATTCTTTAACAAAAGAAAGACAACTGATTCGTCAAATGAGAGAAGCATATGAAGGCGCTAATGCTAAACCTCTAGGACCAATGGCATTTGCAGGCATCATTCTTGAAGGCGGCATTACTGGATATGATACTAGTACAAAAAGTGGTGGTAGTGCATGGCGTATGTTAGGAATTGGGCCACAAACTCAGTATAGCGAAGATATAGTAACAGTAAGTTTGAGAGCTGTAAGTGTTAATTCAGGAAAAGTTTTAGCAGCTGTTAATATACAAAAAACAATATACAGCGCAAGTGATAGTATGGCTGTATTAAAGTTTGTGAAAGATGGCACACAAGCCTTTGAAATAGAAAGTGGACTTACCATCAATGAACCAGGCACTCAAGCAGTGAAGGCTGCAATAGAAAGTGCCGTAGTGGAGTTAATTAAAGAAGGAAGCAAAAAAGGTATCTGGGACTTCTCCTACGAACCATTGCAACCACAATAAGGAGTAAAAATGTTTAACGCATTTAAACTTTTTGTAATGGTTTTATTATTCAGCATTAGTGCATTTGCTGCTGATAATAGCATTTATATCGATCAGAGTGGAGATAACAGTACCATTGATGTAACCCAAACTGGTGCTGGTAACGTCATTAGAGGCATACAAGGAGTTGGTACAGGAAATACAACACCAGCTAAAATGTATGGTAACAATAGTACTATTGACATCCAACAAATAGGTTCAACAAATACATTGAATCTAGGTGTTAATGTTAGTACAGCTACTGGCCGTGCATATGGTATTGACTTAACTTACTATGTTACTGGTAATAACGCTACTGCTACTATCAATAGTAATAACGACGGTGCAGGAACATCTGCTTCTAACTTTATCGATGTTCGTCAAACTGGTAACAGTGCTAGCATTAACTTAAACATGCTTGGTAGCAAAAATAACTTTACTGCTGTAACTTCAGGTGGTGCAAGCAATGCTATTACAGCAACTATTAATGCTGATGAAACAGTATCTAATATCAGTATAACAGGTGGCGGTGGTAATACTTTGACA